GCTGCTTGATCAGTTCGGCATAAGCGCCCATCAGAAAAGGGCCCTTCCACGAGACACGGCTAGGACGCCGGTCGCTCTCCCGTGGGGGCCCGCCTGCGGGCCGCTTCAGCGGGGGCAGGCTGCCCGGGACGTGATCACTCCCGTAACGCGGCCAGGGTAAGCCCTGGCCGTCACGCATTGCAACTAGGCGAGTTCGAGGAGTCGCAGGCGCCGCGACAGCAGGTCAGCGTCGGCCATCGCGCCGCCGACCTCCTCGACGACGCCCGAGTCGTCGAGCACGATCGTCCCGTCGGCGTTGTACTGGTGGTCGTGCTCGTGGCTCGCGTCGGCGACATGCGCGTGCGCGTGCCCGCCGTGACCCTTCGCACCGTAGGCCGCGTGGTCGTGCTTGTGCGTGCCCGTCATCGGCGCGTGCGTGCCGTCCTCATCGACGTCCACCGCGCCCGGGTTGTAGTCGGGGGTGTCCGACACGTCCACCCGCGGTGCCCCCGCGGTCTCCTTCGGCCGGCCGGACTTCCAGCCGTCATCCCAGCTGTAGCCGCCGCCGGGCGTCCGCCAGGGCGTCACGCCCGCCAGCTCGGTCCCGCACTGGTCGCAGTACTTCGCGTCCGTCGCGTTCATGTGCAGGCAGGACTGGCACTGCTGGGTCTCGTCCTCGCCCTCGGCCGACGCCGCGCCAGCCGGGCCGCCGGGCATCTTCGCCCCGCACTGGTCGCAGAAATAGGCGTCACGGTCGTTCGCCGACTGGCACTGCGGGCAGGCGTAGTCCTCGCCCGGGTGCACCGTGTAGGGCGCCGTCGGCATCCGCTTCTGGCCGGGCCTGCGGCGCTCGGCCGGGCGGCCCGACGACAGGGCGATCACCCTCGACCCGGCTGTCGCCGCGTTCGCCCCGAGCGCAACCGCCGATACGTCGCCGCGGTGCAGGTCGAGGTTCAGCATGTCCCGCTGCATCCAGTCCGGTGACCACGACTGGCCGCCGGGCATCGTCACGAAGCCGATCGACATCTCGTCCATGTCGCCGCGCTCGACCGCGACGGCCAGGTCCCGGGCCTGCGAGCTGCGCCCGTCCAGCGTCGCCTGGACGTGCAGGCCGGTCGAGTCCTGGGCCAGCTGCATCGTGCCCGAGCGGGTGCGCGCCAGCGGGATGCCCGCCTCGTTGTGGCCGACTAGGAACGGCACGTCCAGGTCCTGCTGGGCCAGCGTCTGGGTGAACGCGCCCGGGCGCACCACCTCGACATACGGGTCGCCCCACGGGTCCCACATGTCGAACGGGGTGTCGAACACCGCGCCGTAGCCCTCGAACTCGTACGTCGTCCCGCCGGTTCCGTCGGGCTTCGCGCGCAACTCCACCTTCCCGCGGGCGAACGGCATCCGGCGCCGCTCCAGCTGGCGCACCATCGAGTTGCGCCGCCGCTTGCGCAGCTCGAGCGCGGCCCGCACCGCCGACTTCGACTCGGCGAGCGACCCGTCGGCCTGCCAGTTGTCCGGGATGCTGGCCGACTTCCCCATCGCCTTCGCCCGGCCGATGATGTACTTGCGGATCGCGTCGTGGTCGGCGCCGCCGCGGCCGACGGCCTTGATCGCGTTGCCGAGGTCTTCCTCGTCATCGACCGGGTAGCCGTAGTGGCCGTCAGGGTTCTTGAAGGCGTGGCCTTTGGCGCCGAGGGCGTCGATCTCGGCTTGGGTGTACTTGTCAGCCATGGCCCCTTACTCCTGGGTCGCCGGGTAATCGACCTGCTTCGGCGGCGCGAGGCTCAGGTCATTGATCTGCTGCCGCTGCTCATCCGTCAGCGGCGGCCGGTCGTCCAGCTCGCGCACCTCGTCCTGGGTGAGCGCCCGCGAGCCCGTCATCAGCGTGTACGCCCTCCAGCGGGTCAGGATGTCAGTCCGCACCACCGGCGCCGTGTCGCACTTCACGTACTGGCCCCGGGCCAGCCACTGGCCCTGCCACTCCTCCCACAGGTACAGCCACGGGCTGACCGGGTAGAGCAGGAAATCCAGGCTTGACTGCTCGATGTTCTGGTAGGTGACCGACGACCCCGACGGCGGCACGATCCCCGCCTGGATGTGGGTCATGCCGAAGAACCCGGCGATCTGCGACTCGCTCGCGTTGATCGTCGCCAGGAACTGCGACTCGTCCGGCCGGATCTGGATCTGCTGGTACTCCCAGCCCTGCGCCAGCACCACCGGCTCGCGGCTCCCGTGCACCGCGGCCAGGAACTTCGCCTTCACCGTCTGCGCCTGGTCCTGGCTGATCTTCGCCGCGTTCTTGTTCGTCAGCAGGCCGCTGGGGTGGCCGCCGTCCTGAAACCACTGCAGGCCGAAGCTCTCGGCCGCCTGCGCGACCCGGGTCTGGCGGGCCGCGTACTGGATCGGGCTCATGCCCACCCGCGAGCCCGGCATCCGGTGGATCGCCTTGTGCCACAGGACCGCCGGGTCCACTTCCTGGTTGCGCAGCTTGTACTCGTAGGTCCCGTCGTCGCGCTTGCGGACCCGCATCTGGTCGGGGTGCTGCAGCTCGATCTGCGTCGGGTAGCCCAGCTTGTCGCGCGCCAGGATCAGGCCGTACACGTTGCCGCGCAGCAGCAGCGACACCCACGCCATGTAGGCGAACTCCATGATCGAGGCGTCCGAGCTGGGCTGCACCAGCATCGGGGGTGCCGGATCGACGCGCACCGCCTGGCCGACGCCGTACGCGGGCCCGCGGAACGCGCCCGGGCGCATCATCGCCAGCGACAGGGCGATCTTGTTCACGCAGCGCCAGACGGCCGACTGGCGCATCGCCCCCTCGGGGTCGCCGCTCGACCAGTCCTGGAGGGCGTGCTAATTGGGTGTAAGCACCCACGGGCGGGCTTATAAAGGTCAACATGCGACGTTCGGCAGCAGGGTTCGCCCGGGTGAATACACCCACCAGATCACCACCTCACCCGGAAGCAAGGAAAACCTAACCGTCAGTGTGCCACAGGCGTAACGGCTGTTAGAAGCTGCTGGTCGTGTCGGGCGGCGGCTTTGGCGCTCGGTTGACCTCCGCGCCGAACGCGAGCAGGAACAGGCCGCCGAGCATCAGGCCGGCCGGGTAGTAGACCAGGGACGCCCCGTAGGCCACGAGTGCCGCGCCAACCGCTCCGGGGGCGGCCCGGACCGCGATCCGGCGGGGCGTGCGGGTGATCCTGACCACCGTGCCCGCGAGCACGGCAGCGGCATCTACAGGGCGCCGGAGTCTCATATGGCCGGCCTCCGGGCGACCCGCACTTCATCGCCGTCCCGCCACGAGGTCAGTTCGATCCGCTTCCCGTTCAGTGACTCTGGGGCCTCATCGTCCTCGAACTTCCACCAGCGCATGCCTGGGTGCTCGTACGGGCCCGGCTCGACGGGGCGCAGGAAGGCGGGCCACAGCGGGTCCGAGTCCATCAGCTCGTCGCTGGCCAGTACCCAGTAGACCGCGCTCACCAGATCGTCTCCTCCAGGTCGACGTCTTCCTCCAGCCGGGCCAGCGCGTCCACGCCCATGCACATCGCCACCGCCGCGTCGATGTGGATCCGGCTCTTGCCCTTGCTCAGCGTGAACCCGCGCTCCTGCTGCCGCTTCACCGCCGCCTTGACCTGCCGCGCAACCTCCGGATCGCCATCATGCACCAGGGCGCCGTTGATGATCGCGTCGAACGTCGTGCCGCACGCCGGGGCCATCTGCACCGCCGACTGGTTGAACTCGATGACCAGGAAGCCCTCCTCCTCGAGCATGCGCGCCGGAAGCTCGAAGAACCGCGGGTCATATGCCAGGCCGCGGAACCGCGGGCCTAGAGCCGTCGCCCGCTCCTTGATGTGATCCCAGACGGCCAGGTGGTCGATCTTCCGGTCGTCGGGGTACCAGATCCGCCACGAGCAGGCGATCCGGCCGTCGGCCAGCCGCGCGCCCTCGAAGACGGCTACCGAGTCGCGCTTCAGGGCCATGTCCACCGCCAGGACCGCGGGCTCGTCACCCTCGAGCTGCCACTCGCCCTCGCACGCCGCCCACGCGGCCGGGTGGTCCTTCAGCCAGGACTCCTCGGCAACGTCCGCCCAGCGGTTCGCGTAGTAGCGGATCCACTCGTGCGACTCGACCTCCGGCTTGTCCCACTCGCGGACGCGGGCCTCGACGTCCCACAGGATGCCCGCGGCGCCCGACGCGGCCTCGACGGCTTTGCGCCGGTCAGCGGCCTGCGCGAAGTCGAGGCCGTCTGGCGCCTCGTGCCAGTCGAAGAACAGCTTCGGCGCCACCGACGGGTCACGGCGGGCCCGCAGCCCCTGCTTGTACATCGTGCCCAACAAGCTGTGATCCACGTCGAAGCCAGCGGTCGAAATGTTGATAATCCGGCCCGGTCCCCGGGTTATCTCGCGAAATCCGCCATTCTTCAGCGGAATACGGCAGGTAAGACGCCGTTTCTTCGTGCTTTTTCCGATCACCATGTGCACGCGGGCCTTATTCGATCCCAGCTCGCCCCATTCATGCACCTCGTCAGCGACGAAGAGGGACGGCAGGCCGCCCTCGTTCGTGCCGGCCACCGCAGCCACCCGCCGCATCACGCCCGGCCTGCTGTCAGCGAACCTGATCTCGGTATCGTAGACCTCCGCGTAGCCGCACAGCGGGGCCTCCTTCACCGCCTGGTCCCGGCCGCCCAGCATCGTGCCCGCCGTCGCGAACAGCAGGTCGGCCTGGTCGAAGCCCGCGGCCGCATTGATGATGTTCGGCGACACCGGCGCGATCTGCGGCGGCCCGAACATCTCCAGGACCTCCAG